GAAAGATCTTAGAAATATAATAAATATATCCCATTCAAATAATTATGGGGCTAGAGATGTTCAAAATACACGTCCACTTTAATAAAAAATAAGTTATGTTATCAGCAGAAAAAATCCAATCAAATTGGAATAGGTATATTACTGAAATAAAAACTAATATATCTAAAGAAAGAACAAATATATTAATTCCCTTTTTAGAAAAATATAAAGAAAGAATGATGATGATGCCCGCATCAAGTAAAAATTGGCACCATTCAGCATTTGCAGGGGGTTATGTTGATCACGTTTTACGTGTATATGACTGTGCAAATGAATTATATAAAACGTGGAATAAAATGGGTGGTGATATATCTACATACACCGTTGAAGAAATGCATTTTGTTGCTTTATTCCATGATTTAGGCAAGATGGGTCAACAAGAAGGTGAATATTATCAATTAAATGATTCACAATGGCATATTGATAAATTAGGTCAAGTTTATAAATTTAATACTAATATTCCCGCAATGAAAATACCAGAACGTTCTTTATTTTTATTACAAGAAATAGGATGTAAAGTAAGTCAAAATGAATATATTGGTATTAAAATACATGATGGTTTATATGATGAGAGTAATAAGTTTTATTTTATGTCTGGTATGAAAGAAACAAAATTAAGGTCACATTTACCATTATTAATGCACCAAGCAGACCATATGGCAGCTCAAATTGAATTTGAAATTTGGAATAGCACTACAAATTCAATACCTAAACAATCATCTAAACCTAAAAACGGTAGTAAAGGTGATAAAACATTAAGAGCAGCTAAAAAAGTTAACACAGAAAATAACCCGAATCTATCTAAAGCAACTATTGATGTTATAGATTCATTCTTTAAAGATTAATTATGATTACCCTTAGCATTATATTGACAATAGTATTAACATCTTCTTTTTTTATAATTAGAAATTTAATAATTAAAAATGAAAGATTAGAAGATTTTATATCAAAACAAAGTGAAGCTATAGAAGCATGTGATCGAAGATTAAAAGAATTAGATAATAAAAATATCTTTTATGCAGATGATGAAATAGGATGGTTTTTTGAAGAACTTAAAAAAATACAAGAAGCTTTAAATGAATTTACTTTAAAATAATTTGTAAATGTTAAAGAAAAAAAGAGGTAGAAAACCATCAAAAAAACAATATTTTACATCAGATGTAGATGCTGCTATACAAGAATATTTAATTGCACCTAGTCAAGAAAAAAGAGACGATATTTACAAAAATCGTATTCACTATGCTTTTTATAAATTAGCTGAAAATTTAATACATACATTTAAATTTTATTACACAGAAGTAGAGTCCTTAGAAGATTTAAAACATGAAGTAGTTTGTTTTTTCTTAGAAAAACTAGATTATTGGAAACCCGAAAAAGGATCTAAAGCATTTAGTTATTTTTCTATTGTAGGTAAAAATTATCTTATATTATATAATAATAATAATTACAAAAAGAAAAAACAAAAAGCAGACCCTTTAGCAGCTGATGAAGATGAAGGAGTACTACGCCAATTAGGAAGAGATGAACGTAAAAAAGAGCTAAAAGATTTTATAGACTATTTTACAGAATATGTAGATAAAAATATGTTTACTATGTTTAAAAAGGATCATGATAGAAAAGTATGTGATGCTGTAAATATATTATTTAAACGTAGAGAAAATTTAGAAATATTTAATAAAAAAGCTCTTTATATTTATATAAGAGAAATGACAGGAGTAGAAACTCCCGTTATAACTAAAGTAACTAAAATATTAAAAAAATTATATAAAAAATTATATGATGAATATATTGAAACTGGTTACGTAAAAGTTTAATTTTTCCCATATTTATAATAAAATAGTATGGATCCACTAAATCAAATATTATTCGATGATAAAACATTTAGTGATTTACTAAAAGAAATTCATGGTAATCAAAAGAAAAAAGCTAAACAACTAGCTCAACTTATTGCAGAATTACGTCCTTTAGTACAATCACTAGGTGATGCTACCGTTGTAGTTCCATTAATAAAAGAATATATGGAAATTAGTGTTAAAAATGATGATGCTTTATTAAAAATGGCAGCAGTTGTTCAACGATTATCTACAGGTACAGTAAATTCAGGTGATGGTGGATTATTAACAGAAGAAGAAATGGCTCAACTTCAAGATTTAACTGAAGAAATAGCTAAAACTGTTGAAAAACCAAAACAAATAGAAGCACCAGACCAAAATGAAACTAGCTAGAGTTCAAGAAATAATAACAGATAAAGAATTACAAGAAAAATATTATAATTTTTATGGAAAAGAAAATTCTATAGGATCTATTTTATTTACATTTATAGATGACCCTACCCCAGTAGATTTTGATTGTTCTAATTGTAAACTAGCTAAACCTTTTAATTATAATATATCACATTATCCCGTACCAGGTGAATTAGTTCATGTTACTATAGAACCTCATGAAGATTATAATAAAACAGGTAAAAAAATTTATTATTATCATCCTCCTATTTCTATTTATCAATTACCTACTAGTGATGCTTATCCTGATAGTTTAGATTCCAATAATGAATTTTATAAGGGACAGTATTTTCCGGATCCTTCTATTATAAACCCTTTACTTCCATATGAAGGAGATATTACGATAGAAGGTAGGTTTGGACAATCTATAAGATTTGGTTCTACTATAGACAATAATAAAGTATCAAAACCTAATAGATGGAGTAATGAAGGGGCTATAGGAAATCCTATTACCATCATTAGAAATGGACAAAGTTCTAATTTAAAAAATATAGAGGGAGGAGAAAGAATATTAGAAGATATAGATGGAGATCATTCCAGCATGTATCTTTGTTCTGATCAGCAGTTATCTAATTTTCAACCAGCTTCATTGCATGATGAATCATATGGTCAAGATATATTTAAAGAGATACAAAAAGAAGAACCAGCAATATCTGATACTGAAATGACATCAGATGTAAAAGAAGACATAGAATTAAATAGAGCATCTAATTTACCTGCAGAAGAGTTACAACAAATAGAAGAATCTATAGAGGATACAGAATTTGCATATTATGAAATAGAAGGAACTTCATTAGAAGATTTAGATAGTGATTTCTTTAAAGGTGCTGATGATTTAGAAATACCTAGTAGTTATAATATACCAGATAATATTAATACCGAAGATTTATAAAATGGCATTAGATTTTAGTTTTAAAGAATATTATGTATCAAATAGAGCAAATGCAAAAGGAATAGATAATTTTCCAGGAGTAGATAGTTTTAAAGGAACAGAATTTTCTTTTGCTAAAATAAAAAGTAATTTACAAAAAGTACATTATAATATTGTAGATCCCTTAAGAAAAGCTTTTCCCCCTTATACTAACGCAGGAAATAAAGATATATGGATTACATCAGCATATAGATGTGAAGCTTTAAATAATGAAGTAGGAGGAGTAACAAATTCACAACACAAATATGGTTTAGCTATTGATATTTTTAGTGTATCTCAAAAAGCCTCTTTAATATGGAATTGGTGTTATCAAAATTTACCTGCATACCATCAATTAATTTGGGAATATCCTGAATTTGGTGATTTTGTTGATGGAGCTAGAGATCCATTAACATGGATTCATATTTCTTATGTTGAAGAAAATAATATAAAAGTTAATTCAATAGCAACACAAAGAGAAGATTTACATGAAATGTATAAAGCAGAAGGGACAAGTAGAAATGGAGATTATACTCATGGCATTAAAATAGCAGATCAAAATTTAATATAATGGCATATATACCACAAGCACCAGGATCATATCAAGGAAATCAAGTACTAATTAACTCAGATAGATTAATTTTTAATGCAAAAGAAGATAGTATTTTATTATTTTCTGATAAAGCTATAGGTTTTAGTACTAATGGTAGTTTTCATTTTGATACTAGTTCAGACGAAAATGAAAGTAAATTTGTAATAAATTCTCCTAATATTTATTTAGGTTTAGAATTTGATAATACATTACCAGAACAACCAGCAGTATTAGGTGATGAATTATTATCGTCTTTAGTAGAAATATTAGATTTAATAGCAAAAATATATCAAGATTTATCTTTTAATATATCTTTTATATCAACAACACCTAGTACTCCTACAGGATTAAATCCTTCTAATTATAGTATAATGCAAAAAAGAATGAGAGAAATACAAAATGTTAGAAATAATTTTGAATCATTTAAAAGTCAAAACACTAAATTAGTATAATATGTCAACTCAAAGTATAAAAAATATAATATCTTCTCAATTAGATTCAGTTTTAGTAAGAGCTAAACAAAAAGTTAAAGATGAAGGAAAAAAGAAAATCATAGAATTAAAAAAACAAATCCCTACACCCCAACAACTAACAGAAAAACTTAAAGTAAATATAAATAAAGATGCTTGTAGTGTAGAAGGAGCTAATAAATTTCAAGATAAATTTACAAAAATAGATAATAGATTAAAAATAATAGAAAATCAAACTAGTAGTGCCTTAGATACTCTTCAATCAGTAGAAGATAAAATGAATGATATTATTAATGAAGCTGGTAGTGGACCAATAGGAAAAATCAAAACAACATCAGATGCTTTAAGAAATATAGTTCAAATATTTGAATATATAATAACGTTATCTCCCTTATTATTTTTAGCAAATTCAGGACCTACAAGCTCCGGAGCTATACAAGATCAAATAACTGAAAAAAGAGATACAGCTAAATCTAAAGTAGGAGAATATTTAGCTTTATTTGCTACTATACCTTTTATAATAACTCATTTTAAAACTCAAGCAGGAGAAGTAATAACCCCTCTAACTGGATTAAAAAATAAAATTCAATTTATAAAAAATGAAGTAATTAAGTTAAGATTATATATAAGAAGTCTCTTATTATCTTATGAACAACGATGTGATACTTTTGTAAATGATCCTAATAATAATGATAATCCAGATCCAACTACTAATCTTTCTGATTTAGATAAATTATTACAACTTTTACAACAACAATATAGTGATGTTTATAATCAGTTAATAAGTTCTGGAAATACACTAGCTATTCAACGAATTTATACTATTAATGAAAATCTTGAAGAAGATTTTAATATTAGTTTTAAAACTATTAACCCACAACAAGGAGAAGGATCAGATTACCCAGGAAATGGTTAATAAATGGATAAAAACAAAAAAAACTTATATTTATAACTAAAATAACATAATATGAAAGCAAAAACATTTGAAAATCTAATTAGAAAAGTAGTTAGAGAAGAAATAGATTATGCATTACGAAGAGAAATTAAATCACTTAAAGAAGATTTACGTGATGAATTAAAACCAACTATAACAG